CGCCAGCATCGTTACACGGTGGTTCCGTCAGCACACGACCTCGGTAAGTCATTCTTGGCTGCCGCTTGTGCATGTGAATGGATCGAACAGCATGATGAAGGCGACGCTTTTGTCGTGTCCACGGCGCCGACAACCGCTCAAGTTGTCGCAGTTCTGTGGCGGGAGATCGAACGATTGCATAGAAGGGGCAATCTTTCTGGCCAAATCAACATGGGACGCATCCCAGAATGGAAGATTGGCAAGGAACTCGTTGGATATGGACGAAAGCCGGCTGATTACGATGAGTCCGGCTTTCAGGGCATCCACTGCCGGTATCCCCTCATTCTCGTCGATGAGGCTGCTGGCATTCCCGAACAGCTTTGGACGGCGGTGGATGCCCTGGCAACGAACGAACACGCTAGGGTGCTAGCAATCGGCAACCCAGACGACCAAAACAGCCCATTTCGGGCGATGTGCAACCCTGGATCAGGCTGGAATGTAGTGCGTTTGGACGGTTTACGTAGCCCAAACTTCTCCGAATACGAGGTCAAAGCGGTATCAAATCTGCCAGCTCCAACGCGAACTGGCGATTTGTACACGTATATGATCGAGAACGAGATCCCGTTTTCGGAGGAAAAGATCCCGTACGACCTGCAACAAGTGCTGCTTTCAGCACGTTGGGTCGCAGAACGTATGATGTCTTGGGGCGTTTACCGTGATGCAGACGGTGTCTGGCAAACATCGCCCCTGTGGGAAAGCCGTGTAAGGGCGCAGTTCCCGGCCGATTCTGCAGCTACTGGCGTTATTCCGTTAACATGGATCGAAGCCGCCGTGGAGCGTTGGCGAGAGTGGAAGGCTTCCGGGATTCCCGCCGACGAGCTCCTAGGCGCCCGGGTGTTTGGTTGCGACGTAGCGCGCTTCGGGGAAGACGAAACCGCTATTTCCGAACGGATAGGCCGGGTGGTACTATCCGTTGAACGCGTGGGGCAACAGGACACGCAAACCACAGCTCTGCGTTTGGATGCGCGTCTAGCCAAACACCCGGGTTCTTATGCCGTTGTCGACGTAATCGGTGTTGGTGGCGGTGTAGTTGACCGACTTCGTGAGATGAACCACGATGTTGCAGGCTTCAACTCTGCAGCAGCCACCAATCTAATGGACCACTCTGGTGAGTTCAGCTTCCCAAACGTGCGCAGCGCGGCGTGGTGGAACCTCCGCGAGATGCTTGACCCCTCCAGCCCAAGTACAAGTCTCGCACTTCCCGACGATGAAATACTCATCGCCGATCTCACTGCGCCGCGCTGGCGCGTCGCGTCTGGTGCTAAAATCGTGGTCGAACCGAAGGCTGACACGAAGAAGCGTCTTCGGCGGAGCCCTGATACTGCTGACGCTGTGATCATGAGCCTGTTCTACATGGGTATCGACACAGGCGAGGCACACGTTTCTGACTTCGGTGGTGAGTCCGAGTACGCAGTATCTTGGAGGTAGCGTGAGCGAATACACGACTACACCGGAGCTTGAACGCGAAGAGGGGTCGATCTTCAACTATCTGGCTGGGGACCTCGTCTTCCCGTACCAGCCGGGTATGCCCAAAGACGTGGGCCTGGTGTACGACTGGCGCGAACCGACCGTTAGCCAGTTGCAGGAAATGCTCGACATGGACGGCAAGGCACGTTCCCTGGAACAAGTAGTGACGATGCCGCTAATCGGCGCCGGTTGGCATGTTGAGCCAGGCGAAGGCAACGACGACCACGAGACAGCACAGTGGGTCGAGAACATCTTGCGTAAGGATAACGCAGATGGCGGTATGTCTACGTCGATGGAGAACGTGATTTCGCAGATGTGCACTGCGTTCGTTATGCGACGTAGTTACCACGAGAAGGTCTTCAAGCGGGATAGTGACAACCAAGTCGTGTTCGACAAGATCGCTTGGCGGCCTCCTGAGACGTGTGTGATGGTGCGTAATAAGCAGAACGGTGAGCTCGAAGGCTTCAACCAGTGGGTCTACGGCCAGCCGCAGATGGTTTCCATCCTTCTACCGTACGCGATGGTTTACGTGCACGGACAGCATCGTAACCCTGTTAAGGGTATGTCGGACTTCGAGGTTGTCTATAGGAACTATCGGACGAAGGAGAAGTTGAAGTTCCTATGGTACACCTTCTGCGAAGTGATGTCGCTGCCTCGCACTATAGTCCTCGCCAACTCTGACGCTGCTGCCAAGAAGTCTGCGCAGGCGATTGCGGCCTTGAAGAACGCGGGCGTGGCTGGCATCCCGAAGGACTGGGTTACTTCTATCCAGCCGTTGCCAGCGGCGGTGTCCGGTGGGCACGACTTCCAGGAAGCCATTGCCTATTGCGACTCTGATAGCGCACTTTCGCTGTTGGCGGGGTTTACCGACTTGCCGGGTAGGGCGATGGGCACCGGTACCGGCATGGCGATGGGCACGCGAGGCTCGTACGGCCTCTCTGCCTCGCAGCAAGAGTTCTTTATGACGGTGCTCGATGCGTATGCAGTGGAGCTGGAGACTTGCATTACGAATAACGTCGTCGCCGATTTGGTACGTTACAACAAGGGTACAAAGGTCCAAGTGCCCCGATTCACCCTTGGGCCTCTGCAGGAAGAGGACGTTACGCAGTCGTACTCGTTGCTCGAGAGCATGGCGACGGCGACTAACCTCAACGTTCCTCCTGCCTTCGTCCAGGAGTTGACGATGCTGGTTGCGGACCGTCTGGGTCTCAATACCGACGAGATTGGCAACCAGTTCGACAAGATCGCGCAGCAGCTGGCGGATGCTGCCAACGCCCCGCCTCCCCCCATGCCCGGTGATGGTACAGCGCCCCCGGCTGCTGCGCCTCCTGGACCGAAGAATGCTTCTCTTCAGCCGTCATCGTCTTTCTTGGCGCCTCCTCCTCCGGTACCTGGATCCTAATGCCAGGAATCATACCCCTTTACGAAACTGGCCCGGTTACCTTCTCTGTTAGTGAGGCGATCACTGGTGGTATGATCGTTGAAGCTGCTCCCGATGGTATCACAGTTCGCGTAGCCCGTGCAGGATCGACTGCTTGTGTGGGGTTAGCATTGCATGATGCATTGCCGGCTGGTACCAGTCAGGCACCTACGATTCCTGGCGTATCTGCCTCGGTCAATGCAGCGCCACTCCCGTCGTATGTAGCTGTTGCGAACTTTGGAGTATTCAACTTGCAGTATGCGACGGCGGCTGTGTTTGGCGCTACGCTGCAGGCTGCAGCTGGTGGTTTGGTCGCGAACTTAGTAACACCGCCGCCTGACCCGACGATGATCGTTGGTATGTGCTATCAGTCAGGCGGAGTCGCGATAAACGGATTCGGTGCTGTACTCCTCGACTTCTAGGAGATGTAGTGAGTGATGTCGAACTGTCTCTCGAAACACCCATCGTCAGTACAGTTCATCATCCGTTTGGTAGCCCAAGCGGCCCAGGTTTGTGGCATGTCAAAGGGATGGAGCTCCCGGCCTATATACAAAACATCGGTCACGCTCTTATTCGGACAGGAAGAGCAACAAGCGTTGCCCAGGCCATCCAGATGGCTGTCGGAATCTGCAAGAACTGGGCCTCGGGTAAAGCAGACGTGACCCCCCAGGTGCGAGCAGCAGCCGCAAAGGCTATCGCCGAATGGGAGGCGAAGAAGCTCCGTGCACACGCACAGCGTGCGTCACACAGTCTAAGTGAGGTGAGAATGTACGACCCTTGGGGTAACGTGATCGACCTTGCAGCCAAGCTGGCTAAGAGCGCGGTCAACTATCGTGATGCCACAGGGAATCAGAAGTGTGGTAACTGTGATAACTACTCTTCGGGTTCATGTGACATCGTTGCAGGGTCTATCTCACCTACTGATACGTGCGATAAGTGGACGGCTGGGTCATCTCAGATGATGAATAAGTCATCCCAGATGATGAGTACGTCCAACGTGCGTGATGGAATAGACCTCGCGACGGTACCTTCGCCAACTGCAGCGACACGTAAGTCAGCGCTCGCGCAAGGTAAAGCGCTACCTCATCCTTCTGGGAATCCCGGTCAGGCTCGCTTCCCGATCACTAACGCGACGCTGCTGGGGCGGGCAATCCGCATGGTCCAGTTGGCTAAGGGGGACAAGACAGCTATCCGACGTTACATCATGGCGAAAGCGCGCGCCATGGGACTGTCGTCGATGATCCCTGCCCACTGGAAGCCAGACGGCACTATAGGACAAGCCCCGTAGGAGGTGTTATGCCAGCTGAAACAGCTCTTCTTGCGCCTGTCGACAGTAACGACGCGGTCGAGCTTTCCAAGACCCTGTGGAGAAAGCAAGTTCTACCACGGGGGACGATCGACTACAAGGGTCGTCGGATCAACTTCGACAAGCAGTACCTGACGGACCTCGCTGCGGCTTTCAAGTCGAACGCGTTCGATCAGGTAGCGTTCCTGTTGGCGAAGGACGACAATGCCCATACGATGGACCCTGAAAGGTTCCGGGGTGAGGTTCGCGGAGTCGAGGTAACCCAATCCGGCCTTGATGTCCTGCTGGACCTTACCCCGGATGCAGCTGATCTGGTGCGTAAGAACCCGAAGCTCGGTGTGTCGGCACGCATCATCGAAGGTCTGGAACGCGCAGATGGAGCGAAGTTCCCTCGTGCGATCCAACACGTGCTCGGTACGTTGGACCCGCGTGTAACGGGGATGGCGTCCTGGCAGGAGGTGTCGCTATCGGAGGAGGTAGTTGACACCGTCGATATGACAACCGAGGAGGTGCATATGTCCGAAACAACCCCACCGGAGGTTCCTCCGCAGGCTGATCCTCCTGCCCCGGCTCCAGAGCCCGAGCCGCCGGTGGCGAATACACCTGAGGAGGATGCGACAGCAGATGCTGAGCTTGCTCGTGTAGCTGCGCTTTCGAACGGTAACCGTACTGACACGGTCGACTTGCTCGAGAACCAGAACCAGACGAGAATCGCGCAGCTCGAACTTGAGCTGTCTCGGCAGAAGTTTATCACCGAGATGCGTGAGTGGATCGACAAGGGCGTACCGCCTGCTATCGTTCAACTTGCTCGTCCCGTTCTTGAGCTGCCACAGCCGCCTGTCATCGACCTTAGCAACCAGGGCGGCAGTCAGATTGACGTCGCCGGAGTAATCCGGGGAATGCTCAACGAGACTTGCGGCTTCGTGCAGCTTGCTAGGGAAGTGGGCAGCACGTTTAGCAAGAACGACAGTGAAGATGATCGCGCGGACGCGGTCCTGAAGGCATGGAAGTGAGGTGAGACATGGCAGGTGTCATTCCGGTCTTTGAAGAAGGACCGGTAACATTCCCGGTTGCTGTTGCAATAACGGGTGGTCAGCTGGTTGAAGCTGTCGGTGCTACTGGCGTTCAACCAGCAGCTGCAGGTTCGTTCGTGTGTTTGGGAGTTGCGACGACTGACGGGCTTCCGTCCTCAACGTCACAGGCACCGACTATTCCTGGCATCCCAGCTGCGAACGCGATCCAAGCGGCACCGCTTCCGTCGTATGTCTCGGTGGCGTCTGATGGCGTTTGGCCAGTGACGTACGCAGCGGCAGCTACGTTTGGTCAGCGGCTCATTTGTGCGGCGAACGGCCAGGTAACACCAGCAGGCGCAGCGCCTGACGCACGTACGGTGGTTGGCGTGTGCTACGAACCTGCAGGCGTCGGTGTTGGCGCTGTCGGCGCAATGCTCTTGACCGGAACGCTCTAAGGAGGAGGTGAGAAACCATGACAATGATTCCGATCACCAGTGTCAGTGATGGCCCGCGTGTAACCGTAAATGAACTGATCAACAACCCTACGGTTGTGCCAAGACGCATTCTGCAGATCGCTGAGAACCAGTTCATCGCGGACTCGGTTCTGAGGAACGCAGGTGGTAACAACTCTGGAGTCATCGAGTTCTACCAGAGCTCACCGCTGTTCGCCAATAAGGGTGCAGCGATCCGAGCGGAGTTCGGTGAGTACCAGTACGTCACCACGAACCAAGGGTTGCTGACAGTCACGACTACGGTCGACCGCGGCTTGTCGATCAAGGTGTCTGACGAGATGCGGATGCGCAACAACATCGATGTCGTCAACCTCCAGATGGCACAGGTGAAGAACACGATCGTCCGCGACTGGGACGCAGCGTTCATGGCGCTGTTCTTGGCGAACGTTTCGGTTCAGACCTTCGCGGTTGCGACTGCATGGGCGACGAGCACGACGATTCGTCAGGACATCCTGAAGGCGACGAAGCTGGTGAATAATGCGACCTTGACAGGTCAGGCGCAGAACTTCTTCCAGTTCAAGGCTGACACGCTGATCATCACCGAAACCAGCCGCTACGACATGCTGTCAAGCACGCAGTTCAACAACATCTTCCAGGGCAACTTGGCGAGTGAGAACTTGCTCTATACTGGTACGATGCCTCAGCAGGTGTTGAACCTTGACGTGCTTGTCACCCGCTCCGGTGGTGCGCTCCCAGACGGCAAGGCAATCGTCCTCGAGCGTGGAACGTGCGGCTTCTACTCTGACGAGGAGCCTCTGCAGGCGACCCCGTTGTACCGTGATCAGCCGCGTCGTACGTGGCGGTCCGATGTTAACCGTAGGTCAGCCATGGGCCTTGATCAGCCTCTGGCAGCCTGTATCCTCACGGGCGTGTAGATGTCGTACGTCGTCATGGCTACGTACCTCGAGGAGACTGACATCGCTGCGGGGTTCTATGCTGATGGTTCGCCGAAGAACGTTCTTCGGCGAACTGCCGGCGCAGTCTTTACTCCACAGGGTGGCAATGCTGCTCAGGTAACGAAATGGGCAAACGCCGGTTTGGTGAAGTCGTCTGCTAGCTTACCGGCGTATGCTGGTACCAACCAGATCACACCTGCTCACGCTGTCGTTCATGCTCAGACGGCATTAAACGGTACGTTGCTTGATCAGGTGACGTCTGTGACAATGAAGCTCACAGGCGGTGACGCGAGTTTGCCTCAGACGGCTTGCCAGATACGTAGTGCTACGCCGTCGCAGATTGTCATTGTGGTTCCGAAGCTGCCTCCTGGCGGCTACACCGTGACACTTTGGTTGGGCGCGTACTCGCTTGGTACCGCTACGTTCACTATTGACTCATCTCCGAACTGAGAGGAGGAACATGTCCTACGAAGTCTACGTCGACGTTATGAACCATAACGTCGCTGATGCTGGTGAGTGGCCTGATGGGCGGCCCAAGCAAGTAGTCGAGCACTACAAGGGCGATACGCCTGACTTGTCCGATATCCCGCAGGACCGTCTCGACGTCCTGACGGAGCTCGGTGCAATCGGGCCTCCTGGTCAAGGGCCCGTGGTGGCGGCTGCTACGGTGGCTACTACACCGTCGGCAGAAGAGGAGCCTAAGCCGGCTGCAGGGGCGGCTAAGAAGACGTGACAGCTTACTGTACGGTCACAGACGTGCGGTATGCGCTAGTACAGGCTGCTGCTACGTCTGGTACTAACACAGCGGCTGATATGGACGACGCTACCATTCAGGACTCTGTCAATGAAGCGTCATCCCAGGTCGACGCGTACGTAGGCGGTACGTACGACCTCACGACTACGCCACCTGATTTTATCCCGCCGTACATAAAGTACTGGACGCGTGACATCGCAGCGTTTCTGGCTGCGAGTGTGTTCCGGAAGAGTAAAGACTGGACAACGCTCGATCCGCTATACATTCGTTGGCAAGACACGCTAACCGTCCTGAATGCCGTCAACGCTGGCCTGATGGGCATTATAGGTCCTGGGAACCAGGGCGTACTCACAGACAACGCGTCGGTCGTCAACTGGACTCCGATCCAGCTCTTCACCCCCTGTGACTTCGACCTTTGGGGCAAGGGCTATACTGGCCCAGGAGTCGCAGTGTACAACCCACCTGTGTATTACTACTACGGGCCGGGCTTCGGCTACTGTTGGCCGGTAGGTTAGTATGCCTTCTGACTTCAACGAGCGACTCGACCAGCTGCAAGCGAACATTGGTGAAGGTCTACTATCAGGCAAGGTGGAGTACGACCAAGCCTACGCACATAGGCAGCATGAAGACCTACAGCTCAAGCATGAGCATGGTGGCCAAGGGCAGTTTCTAACTGAGCCGCTGCTCACTAGGCAGGACGAACTGCTCCAGAAGATAGCCGACAAGGTCCTCGAGGAGGAGGGCCTCAAGCGGGGTATGACCGAAGCAGTTGAGGACTTAGCTACTTCGTCGGCTGACAAGGTGCCACTCGAACACGGAACACTGAGAGCAAGTAGCCATCCAACTGTTGAGTCCAATGGGGAACTTATCTACGATCGTCCTTTCCAGAGACGACTGACTGACGAAGAACTAGACAAAGAACACGAGGTTACGCCATCGGTCAGAGAACGGCGTAGGGGTACGCGTGAACAGAGAAGCCGAAACGAGTTCCGGCGAACGCACTACCACAGGGGCGTGTTTCCTGGCGAATATATGTTGCGTCGACGTCTGCGAAGGCTTGCACGTCGAAAGTTTCGTCGGCGCCTCATTCGATTCCATCGAGCCTTCGGTCGCCGTGGCGGCTTCAAGCGGGTGCTCAAGCCCAGTGGGTTCACGGGCTACATCTACGGCACGTTTAAGTCAAGGCAGATTCGTGTAGGCTTCCCCGGTACGCGGTTTACTCTTGGCGGAGCCCCTACGACTGCAGGCACGCGGACATCTAGGCAGCCTTCGACTAGGCAGTCTAGTGGTGGTACTCGAGTGCGTGCATCTACACCTCGAGCACCTGCACGTCCGAGACCACTGGCCGCTCCTCGTTACAAGGCCCCGACGGCACCGAAACAACCAAGGGCACCTAAGCAACCGAAAACAAAGGCACCTAAGCAGCCTAGGCAACCCAAGGCACCAACGGTTCGTAAACCTAGGACCAGAAGGGTCGTTGCTTAATGCTGACCTATAATGACGTACAAACGCTTATCGCGAACGGGTTAACGGCTAAGGGTTACAGTCCGCTTCCGGTCTTTCATCCCGGGCCTGGACCAGATCTTGACGCGCAGGATGTCAACCCGAACTCGATGGTGGTCATTCAGCTACTCGCAGGTTTGGGCGAATCGACAGATGGTGCGTTCGACAGGGCTTCGTTTCAGGTGCGTGCTATCGGACCTCAGGGTGACTACCTAAGTGCAGAGACGCTTGCGCGAGATATCGATCAGACGTGTCTAACGGTTGTGTCTTCGAAGTCTGCAACAGGTAAGTGGGGGTTGCCTATAGTACGTACTGGCGGTGCGCCGGCTCTGCTTCTGCAGGACGATGGTGACCGCTACCATTTCATTTGCAGCTACATCTGGGAGGTTGTGTATGTCTAAACTCCGCATTGCGGATATGCCGTACGTGGTCGGGATGGAGCTCGCAGACGAGACCTACATCGATACTGTCGGTGTTGACCTCACTGATGAGCAAGCGCGTGAAGCTTACAACCTGGC